CTTTTGGTATAGATGCAAAATTTTGTCCTGTAATAGTTATAGTACCACCAACGTCTGCATCAATAACTGTAGGTGTAAAACTAGATATAACAGGTTGTGTTTCAGTTGGTATCGTAGCTGATCCACCTAAATTTACAGATACACCATTAATTGTAATTTGACCGTTTGCTAAAGCAGAGTTTGGAATAACACTATTTTGAAATGTTAAACTATCGCCAGCTTCACCAATTTGTAAATTAGTTCCTGATTGTGGCTGTATCTTATCTACTTCTATTGTACTCATTATATAATTACTAAATTACCTGTTACTGTTACTGTACCTGATACGGTTACAGGGCCCGCTAAAACTCCTGAGTCCATTGTTTGAACATCAGAAATAGTAGAAGAGTGTGTTGTTACGTAAGTTGTGGCTGTCATAGCTGCAGACGGAGCTCTCTTTGCAGGGTAAGTACAAAACACAGTTTTAGTTCCTACTTGAAAATTCACTTTGTTATCTGAATTTGAAGAGGAGATAACGGTATCTCTAGAAAGTGTATCAGTAGCTGAATCAGTTACTGTACCAATACCGACTTCAAAATCAGCTGTACCATCATGTGAAATACAATAGAAAGTATTATTAGTGTCACCAATACCTGCAACAAAAGTTTCGAAACCAACTTCTGTTCCTGTTAAACTAATAGTAGCAGTTCCAGTAGATGTACTTGTCTGTTTAACTCTGTCATTTAATACAAAAGCCATTTATTTAATCCTTAATATTACGCGTCGCCAATTCTAATAATAGCACTTGATGTAGTATTTGAAGGAAACTGAATGACGAAATCACCATTCGTTGCCGTTTTATTTCCACCAAAGTCTAACACTAGAACTAATTCATTTCCGCCACCAGTTGACTTATATATTGCAGCTCCTCTAGCAGTTAATGAAACTGATGGAAAAGTTAAATCACCAAAATCTGTAAAAGACGTTGCGGTTGTTCCATCAACTCCAGTATTTGTTAGAGCTAGTCCACCAGCAGTATAACCTGTTCCTGAAGGGTTTACTTCATTATTACCAACTCCAGCTTGAAAAGTAGTAGAAGTTATACTGTATCCTGTGATAGCTGTATATAAGGCACACTTAAACTCATTTCCTCCATTACCTGAAGTGTCGAAGTTAAAAGTTCCTTTTAACAATCCAGACTTGAAAGAATTAGGTACTATGTTTGCCATGTTATATCTCCTTAATATTTAGACGGTGATTCTGATTTAAGTGGAGTACGAATAACACCATCATTATATTCGTCTCGGCGTCTACGGCCTTGTTGCTCAACCGCGTACGATTGTATTGCTCTTTGATAAGACTGTTCGTAGTATTGTAACATATCTGAGGGGCCTTTCAAGTACCCATACGCTTCTACTAGGGCAGCATATAAAAGCAAATCTTGGTATTTATTTGAAACATATGTTCCAGATGTTTTAGTTGTTAAACTCTCTGGTTGCTTTACATAAGCCAATGTTATCTGATAAGTTTGATCAGGAGTTGGTGCTACAACCCAAAAATTAGCATCCCAATTAGCATAATATTTAGGTAAACCATCAGCTGTAGATGGAGTATTATAATATTCTGTCATAAAACTAGTATCTCTTTTTTCTAAAAATACTTGATTATTATTTGAATCTTTTAATTGCACATATCTAATTATTCTTAGATCAGAGGGTATTGTTACATATCTATTACCAACAGCTAAATTAGATGTTGCATAAAATCTATTATCATCAGAGTCTACTTCTCTATAAATTCTGTTTTCAGCGTTTTTAATAATTGTAGTTAAAATGGTAGTAGACAATACAGAACTATCAACTTCTGTATAATTTCTAATATCATCTTGTAAGTTTGTTAAAGTGTATGCCATTATGCTGTAATATTAACTGGGCCTGCTGAAGCAAGTCCACCTCCTCCTTGTAACGTACTAGAAGCTGTTGTTCCAGTTGTAAAATTATAAGTATTATCATTAACTTTTGTAATTGTATACCCTGCAGCTTGAGTAATCGTTGCAGATGTAACATTTCCTACATTAGTTGTGTTTCTAAATCTAACTGTATTACCTGTAGATCTACCATGATTTGGTTCACTAACAACAATAGTTGTGCTGCCATTTGTTATTTTAAATGGATTCAACGGTAATAAATTTGGAACTGCAGTTTCTGTTCTATCTGGTCTAGCATCTCTTAAACCTTGAGGGTCAGAGGCATGTGGTTTTATTTCTAATTGTGGGTGTTTAGCTTCAAACTCAGATATATGCACAAAGGAACCGTTCCATTCTTTAACCATTTCTTTATATGGAAACTCCATACCTGATCTATCTGATATGGCTTTTGAGTATTTTCCTGATGATTGATTTGCCATTATGCTCCTGGGTAATAAATTTTAGGTGTTATGTAAGAACTAGTAGAAGATCCATCTTCTGATAGCGCTCTATTTAATTCATCTTCGTATAATAATTTCATGTTTTGTATTCTCTCTGGTGCAAATTTTTGTGATAGGTAGTAAGATAAACCTGCAATCATACAAGGGACAAATCTATAAGGCACGTCTGCATCGTTTGTATAACCACCTGCATCTTGTATTCTTTTTACATAATAAAAATTTAAAAATTTTCCATTTTCAGAAGTTCCTGGTGTTAGGTATAAAGTTATTTTAATTCTATCTATAAATCTTTGAACATAATATTGTGTTGGTTGTCCTGTAGAACTTTTATTAGATAACGCTTGATACTCTGATCTAGAAATTTTATTTAAAGATACATCTATATCATCTGATCCAGATGACACATTTCTATAAACAGCTTCTAAAATATCATCGGCACCATTAACAAAATTAGTTACTGGGCCTGAACTTAAATGTGCTTGCGCTGTAGTTCCATCCACTCCTCTTGTTGCACCTGTTAA